CGAATGTGCAGAAGTTTCAAATGAGCCGGGTATTTTTATAATGTCTTTGCTACGCACTTCTATTGACCTTACAAGAGATCTTTTTACTAACGCTCCTGAATCAAAAAAGGAACTGGACATACAACGCGAAATACTTATTCAAAGTATTGCTCATGAATTACGTGGAGTAAAACATGACAGAACAGAACACTGATCTGGTAAATCATCCCCCTCATTACACTTCTCATCCAAGTAAAATTGAAGCGATTGAAATCTCTGAATTACTTCCTTTTTGTTTGGGAAACGCATGGAAATATGTTTTCAGAGCAGGTCATAAATGGGATGATGTAGAAGACTTACGTAAAGCAGGATGGTATCTGCAACGTGCTTACGGTATGCCTGACTGGTTATTTAACTGCCAAGCCCCATCCCCTTCTTTGACTGTTGCAATCAGCAGAGATGTAGACCGTGTGTGTTTCCATGAACCAGATAGCAATAAACGTCGCATACTACGTATGATCGGACATGCTGCAATTCAAAATGATAAAGTAGTTTTTCAAGAACGATTACAACAAGCAGACACAGTGCTACAGGAGATGATAAATGGGTTGGAACAATCTTCAAAAGACGGAGCCGAAGAAGTACGTACGACATAATATTACTGAAGGCAAACGTAGTCACAAAAAACAACTGGTTGAAGTCTATACAGGTGTAAAACCTGATAACTTCAAAGCTATCCGTCCTTATAATCATCAACGTAAAGCTGAACAAGTATCCAAAACAACTGACATTATCTTTGATATGTCAGATGCGGGTACTGGTAAAACTTTTGCCCACCTTCGTGTTTGGCACAAAAGACGCCAAGAAGGTGGGGGTAAACTTCTTGTTTTTTGCCCTAAGTCTATTCAATTTGCGGCTTGGGCAAATGATGTAATGAAATTTTATCCTGAAGAATACACCGTCTCTGTGTGTGGTGCTAAACAGAAGGAAAAAGGCTTTGTACCGGAAGCACAAATCGTGGTTATTAATCACGATGGTGTTAAATGGTTATCTAAATGTAAATCACTTAAAACGCTTCTCGCTGACTTCGATACAGTGATTGTCGATGAGGCTGAAGCGTTCAAGAACCATACATCGCAGCGTTCCAAGGCAATGGCCAAGGTAATGCCAATGTTTAAATACAGAACTGTTATGACTGCTACACCGTTTAACAAGTCTGTGTGCGAGTTATGGCATCAGGTGTACCTTCTCGATCAGGGAGCATTACTTGGCAAGAGTTTCTTCCAATTTCGCTCGGCTGTAAGTATCCCTGAGCAAGTGGGGCCGCGACCGGAAATGCGGATTTGGGTTGATAAGCCCGGTATAGACCGTGAGATCGCACACCTGATGTCATCCTTTACTATCCGTAACAAGTTTGAGGAGTGTCTTGATATTCCACCAAACGTAACGCGACGGATTCCTTTTCACCTTAACCCTTCACACATGGTTGACTATGAGACTATGCGTGATGACGCTCTTATTGAAGCAACTGAAGGTGATGTAACCGCTGTGAATGCTGCGGTTATGGCTCAAAAGTTACTTCAAATCGCTTCTGGTGCAGTTTATACAGAAGATGGTGAGCGTGTATTAATAGACAGTGATCGTTATCACTTGATAACTGAATTAGTTAAAGAGCGAGATCACTCTGTAGTGTTCTTTCAGTGGAGACACCAGAAAGAACTTTTGATGGAGCTATTCGATAAAGAGAGGATAAGCTATGAAGTCATTGATGGAACTGTTCCTGACGGAAGACGAAAAGATATTGTGGAGGGATACCAAGAGGGTCGTTTCCAGACTTTACTCTTGCATCCTAAATCGGCGGGTCACGGACTCACACTTACCAAAGGCAAGACAACGATCTGGGCGAGTCCGATCTACCAACCAAGCCTCTTCAAACAGGCTAACCACCGTATCTACCGTGCCGGTCAAACAGAACGTACTGAAACACTTATGATCGAAGCCGTTGGTACTCTGGAAGAGAGAGTTAATGTTATCCTTGCTGAACGCTTGGATAAAATGCTCAACCTTCTGGAGTTACTGACATGACTGTGGTTTCTGAAATTGTTGAATACTTTGACACAATACAGTTGCAGAACGAGGCGGAAATCTATGTAATAGACATCCCTTTCGACCTGTACGTTGAAATGTGTGAAGAAGAAAACGTTCCCGGAATTATTGAAATAAATGGGGTACAGGTGAATGTGATATGAAGCATATTTATTTAGCTATTGCACTTTTAACACTTACTTCGCGTTTAATAACACTAGCAGGAAACCTGCGCCGCGAGGTGGACTATCATAAAAGGAGAAAAAATGGGGTGGGGAAGCATAGTCAAACCGGAACCAGAGGACGACCGACCATTTTCACCGAGGATGGTGAATTCTACGGCTCGACCGACTACGATTTTAGGGATAGATTTTGAGACATATTATGGCCAACACTTCTCTCTCACAAAACTCTCGACCACGCAGTATGTGCGCGATTTACAAAAATCCGAAATTCACGGCGCGGCTGTCTCCGTGGACGGTGGCCAAACTACTTGGTACAGGCCAGATGACTTGGCAGAGTTTCTCAGTCACTTCGATTGGGATCGAACTGCGGTTCTGGCTCACAACGCTGCTTTCGACGGCTTTATTCTTAGTCAGCACTTTGGGATCACTCCTGCTTATTACTACGATTCTATGAGCATGGCTCGTGGCTTACATAGTCACGACATCAGTGCATCACTAGACGAAGTAGCCAAACATTATCTTCTCGGTGCAAAAACCCCCGGTATTCTCGCTCAAGCAAAGGGCAAGCAGTGGGATGATATGGACGATAAGTTACAAGCAGCCATGATCTACTACTGCATGAATGATGTAAACATCATGTGGAAGATCTTTAACAAGATGCTACCAAGTTATCCACAAGATGAGCTTGATCTTATTAACATTACCATCCAAGCGTTTGCTCGTCCTTTGCTTAACGTAAATCATAATCTGGTTTACGAAGAGTGGATGCGTGAACGTGACAAGAAAGACGCGCTGATGGATAAGATCATGCACCTTTTACATCAGGAAAATCGTGTTGCCTTTGAATCAGCCTTGAGTTCGAATCCTCAGTTCGCTAAGATGCTTGAATACTTTGGAGCGGAAGCCCCATTAAAGCCAAGTCCATCTAATCCGGATACGATGACTTATGCCTTCGCAAAAAACGATATTGCGTTCCAAAACTTGCAAGTCCATCCTGACGCAAGAGTGCGGGAGCTTGTGGAAGCAAGGCTTTCTGTCAAGTCCACAATCGGAGAGTCAAGAGCTGAAAGACTTATTCTTCACAGTAAGCCTACTCTGCCCGTCATGCTCAACTATTGTAAGGCACATACAATGCGATGGACGGGTGGAGACAAGATTAACCCTCAGAACTTCCCCTCCTCGCGTACAGACTCGCGGATCAGGGAATCACTGATACCACCAGAAGGCTATAAGATAGTCGTAATCGACTCATCTCAGATTGAGGATCGAATGAATGCTTGGGTCTCAGGACAAAGTGATGTACTCGAAGCGTATCGAGCTAACCTCGACAACTACAAACTCATGGCAAGTAAAATTTACGATGTCCCGGTTGACGAAGTTACCAAGTCTCAGCGATTCGTTGGAAAGGTTGCAAGGCTCGGTCTCGGCTACCAGTGCGGAGCTGCAAAGTTTACTTACATGCTCAGATCAGGCGCTATGGGACCTCCTGTACTCGAAAGCGACCTATCTGAAAAAGACATCCATCTAGCTCACAAAAAATATCGTGATGCTTCAGAGCATGTTGTGGAAAACTGGAACAGAATGTTTCGAGTTATCCAGAAAATGTATGACAACGAGACATACAACATCACATCTCAAACATCAGGCGAGGTAATTGCACAGGTTAGAGGGCAGAAGATACTGATGCCAAACGGTCTCTATTTGCATTATCCCGACTTAAAACGGATTCAATATGATACGGCATACGGTGAGGGAGAAGAGTTCTCATACCGTACAGGCAAGCACACCAGAGGCAAGATATATGGTGGGCTACTGGCTGAAAACCTGATCCAATGCCTTGCCCGTATTGTAGTGGGTGAGCAGATGCTTGAAATAGCGTCTCAATACCCGATTGTGATGATGACGCATGATGAGGTTGTGTACTTGGCTGAAGAAGACGAAGCCGAGGAAGCCTACAACTTCGGATTGAGTTGTATGCGTAAAGTACCAGACTGGTGCGAAGGACTACCCATTAATGCCGATGGTGGGTGGGGCGATAATTACGGCGAAGTTAAATAGGAGATTCAAATGTTAAATGAAGTGTTGCAAGATGATACACCTCTAGGTACAATGATTGACAAGTTGAGTGACTTGCGTGTTCAAAAAGCAGGACTGACCTCGCAAATGAATCAACTGAACGAGGAGATTGAGGACTTGGAGTACCGGATTCGGGACACCATGAACGCAATCGGAATCGATAAAGCCTCTGGTAAGGATATTAACGTCACTCCAAAGACGGAAGATTATCCAACCTTCGAGGACTCTGAAGAATTTCTTGATTGGGCAAGTTCCACGGGGAACCTCCACATGCTACAGAAGCGTCTGTCAGCTCCGGCTGTCAGGGAATATCTGTCTCTGCATGATGGTGAATTACCTCCGGGACTTAAGACTTTCGAGAAATTCACACTATCTGTAACTAAAAGGAGATCATAATGGCGAAACAAGAAGTCGCTGAAGTAAACCAAACCTCTAATCTGCCTGCTTCAATTCAGCAGGAAATTCTGGAACTGCAAAAGCGTGTGCAGGCTCCAACCGGAAGCCGTATTTCTGTTATGAATAACGGTAAGTTCAAAGTACCGGGTATTGGCGAAGTAGAAGGTCCGATCGATGTAATCGTCGTTCAGTTCGCTGCTGCCAATTATCTGTACAAAGGCGCATATCGTAAAGATAACCCACAGCCACCTGTGTGCGCCGCTGTAGGTAAAGGCACTAACGATGACCTTATCCCTGCTGAAAACGCTCCTGAAATCCAAGCAGATGACTGTAAGACCTGCCCAATGAACCAGTTTGGTTCTAATGGCAATGGTAAAGCCTGTAAGAACATGAAGATGGTAGCTCTGCTTCCTGCTGATGCCAGTGAGGGTAACGAGTCAGATATTATGACCATCTCTGTGTCACCTACGGGTATCAAGGACTTTGACTCCACAATCAGCAAAATTGCAGGTATGGGTCGCTTACCACGCCAGTTGGTAATGTCCATGTACACTAAAGCCGCAGGTAATTCAGATGCCAAGACCGTAGCGTTTGGTGATCCTCGTCCTCTGACTGATGAGCAGTTTGCGTATGTAAACTCTCGTCTGCAAGACGCTGAAAACATCCTGTTGGCCCCACCAAAGTTTGACTGATGTTACCAACTGTCCGTAAACATATCGTTGCGGATGTGCTCTCGTCTTATCGAGGGCTAACCAACAACATAACGCAGCTCAGTCTTGCTGAGCTGTATTATGCTCTGGATCTCGAAATCGACACAAGGCGTAGACCTTCAGCCTTAGACAGGCTAATCAAGCGCATTGTGTCGGTTGAGAGTTCTAATTTACGTGAAAAATTAAGGAGAAAAGTTCATGGCTCGCAAGCCCTCTAAAGTATTAACTGCTACACAAGCTAAGATGAAAGACCAGATTCTTGAGAACAAAGCTGAGATCAAGAACCTGCGTGATGACCTGAAAGAAGCCAAGGCTAAAGCCCGGGAATCAATGAAAGTAGCCAAAGCTGATGAAAAGCACGCTCTTTCTATTTCCAAGCAGATCGAAAAGCTGAATCTTCAGAACGTCCGTCTGGACGACAAGGTTAATGGCTAAACCTGAAGCTAACTATATCAAGCGTGTACACAATCAGTTAAATAACTCTGTGTACACGCAGGGTATGGGGCTTACCGCCACTAACGGTACACCGGATAACTACTACGAGGGGCATAACGGTATTCTCTGGGTGGAATATAAATATGTTCAAACTCCCCCTCGTACGTTGAATTTATCCACTTCAACTCACCCTAAACTATCCAAACTTCAACTACGGTGGCTACGTAGAGCCGCCAAGAATAACGTCAAGACCGCAGTTATTATGGGTACTGATAGTGGGGGATACATTTTCACAGTAGAGGACTTGAAGAAAGACATAGTCCTTAAAGATGTGGGGATGTCGCCTCGACAAGTAGCAGAATGGATAGAAGTTATGGTACTTGGATAATGGACAAAACAGACAGACAAACTTACCTTGATAACTGGAACTTCCTCAAAAATTCCATGCAGGCCGACAACGTGCAGTTATTGCCCGTTGTGGATAAGGAAGGAAATAAACGTGTTGCGATATGCCACGTAGAAGGGGAAACCTTTGTTCCAATGGCCATTATGATATGGGACAACCCTTTTGATCTTTTTCAGCCGGATGTAGGTCTTCTGGAAGAAAAAGATCAACCTAAAATAATCGTTCCTTGACTAAAAAACATATTCCTCATAAACTTCAAAGCACATATTGAATCTCCTTTAATGTGTGAATGAAGTGTACTTCTAACCCCGACTTCTCGCGTTGTCGGGGTTTTTTTTTGTCAGCACTTCTTGCCGCCGCCGCCTTTCTTACCTTTTGCCATCAGTATTTACCTCTTATTAGTGGATCAAAATATCCTTTAGCGCGTATACCTTCAACTACTTCAGGAATAATTTTGCGGTTTTGCATCTGTTCTTGCATACGACGAATAGTACCTTGGCCGTCGTTAATATCATCAACAGCATTGGCTGTTTCTGCTGCGGCTATAGCAACCTGTGCTCCCTTCGCCTTTGAAACTGAATCCGCAGCATTCTTTCCTTTGTTCCACCAGTTGTACGCCCTTTCTGCTAATTTTTCCATACGTCGTTGTTTTAGTGCGTCACCCAAAGACTCGCCAACTTTACTTATGGCTTCCGCCTGATGCGCTGCCTTTTCCATTCTTTTACTTCTTTCGATAGCACGCTGTTGCTTCTCAAAGCGTTTTTTTCTTCCTGATTTCTTAGCTACCTTCGCTGATAGTAACTCATAATCCTTAGTTATTTCTGCTGCCTCTTTAGTAGCAGGTCCTCTGCCACGGAAAGTTTTTCTAGCAGTCCTTCTCGCTACATTTTCATACAGATTAGTTTGCGGGGCTCTTGGTAATATTTTAGGTCCGGGGATAGCCATCAAACCTGTAGTTAGCGCCAAGTCCTGTTGCGCTGCACGCAAATCTCCGCCCTTTACCCGCTGAGCGTAATCAAAAAGTAATGTTCCACTTGCCATTTCTGGTCTCCTATTAAAACGAATAGTCAAAGACTGGTGCTGCTCTAGCCATTATATTCCCCGGTTTTCATAATTTCAGACAGCTCAACAGCTCTATTGCCTACTTGGTCTGCCCATTTACTGTCTAACATTTCCAGTGCAGCTTGCTCGTAATCCCTTGAGGATATAGCAGCCCACATCTTCTTGAATCGGCTAATTCCAACTAACCCAAGATTAAATACCATATTAACGAGGACATAGTAACGATTGCTATCAAGCTCATGAACGATGGGAAAATGAGTTCCCAAGTCTCTAGCAGCCTTATCCACGTCATTCCGCATAAGAAGCATTGCTTCATCTAAACTAATCCCGTTTGAGTCTAAATTCCTACCCACACCAATTGTGTTAAATCCTTCCGAACACTTGTACAGGCTCAGTCGCACACCCTCATGGCGCATTAACATATTTTCAAAGTCGTCGCTCGTCATCCACCTAATCCCAATTTTAACCCCGCACCCGCAACAATTAGCCCAATAACTATCCATGCCGCCTTTTGGTACAGATCAGCTTTCACTGACCACCTTACTTCATCCATTGCTTCCCGCTGCCTTATTACCTTCTCATGGTACAACCTGTGCCCATAAGGGTCTTCCTTTGGGAATGCCTTTTTTATATCATCCATGCACCTTTGTATGGCCTCAACCTTTTTATCTACATCATCCTGCCGTTCAAAAAGGTGCATCATGTAATCCGCTACATCATGCAGCCCATTATCCTTCAGGGATGATATTAGCCGTACTTGCTCCATGTTCGCCATTGGTGTCACCTTGCGTGGCCTTAATAGCCTTCAGCATTTCACTGTTAAAGTTAAGAATACTCTCATTAAGCTGTTTTTGCTGCGTGTACAGGGCTTTTTGCTCCTTCTGAAGCTCCCTTATCCCCGATATATTTGCGTCTTGCTCCCTCTGCCAGTCCATTGCATAAAGGATAGTCGCACCAAGGGCTGCTGCAATGGCGAAAACAATCTTCTCTAGTAGGGACAAATGCGACTGAGTCATCTGATTTTCCCCCAAATTGCGACTCCAAATACATATAATTTCCGTGTTATGTAAGGTATTCCATCTAGTTCTAATTGCGCTTCAAAACGCTCCTGCGCGTGTTCCCATGAGTGTCCTTCTGACAACAGGTAGTCATGGACGAG